GTGCTCGGCGCCGCCCGAGGCGAGGGCGGTGGTCATGGAGGTGTCGGGCAGGCGGCGGATGAGGGCGATGACCAGGCGCGGGGCGGGCCCGCGCCCGGCGATCACGCCTGCGAGGTCGACCCGGTAATGGAAATAGAGGTCTGCGTAAAGCGCCTCGCCGTACTCGTCTACGAGGTCGGCGAGGGCGAGGCTTCCGGGACCTGGGTCCCGCCCACGTAGGCCTCGAACACTGAGGCAAGCACCGCGAGGTCGTCACCGACAGCAGTCAGCAGGCCGCTGGCCTGGCCGGGGGTCTCGGCGACGCATCGGACCGCGTCGCGCAGCAGCTCCTCCTGGTCGACGTCGTCGGCGTCGCTGTCCATGCGCGACTGGATCTCGCGCAGCTCGTCACGCCGGGTCTTGGGGAGCCGGAGCGGGTTGAGCAGGCGGACGGTCCCGGCGCCGTAGTCGATCTCGGTTGCACCGTACTTCGCTTCGGCCGCAGCCCTGATGTCGTCGAGAAGGTGTACAGACATGGTGCTCCTATTTAGTTGTTTCGTGTCGCGGAGCGCGAGTACACAGTCCAGAGCTCCACTTGCGTATGATTTTCGTGTGGACCGGACTTTCATCTTCGCGGCGCTCACTGCCACGCTTCCGATCACCGTGGGGCTGTTCAGCTCATCCACGAGTGACTGGAGCGCAGTCGCGGTCTACCTCGCGGTGTCTAGCGCTCTCGCTTTTAAAAAACTCCCTGTCTTGACAATTAAGCGTCAAACGTTTCGGGCCCTCAAAAAAAACTTTGAGATTTGACCGAAAGTACGACGCTGCCCTGTTAGACAGCAGCGTTTCGCCACGTTTAACCTGCCGGTCATGAGCTTCAGCTGGGCTATGAAGCCGCACCAGCCTCCCAGGTATCGCCGTCCCAGTGCGCGTCCGAGCCGTTTGCGAGGTCGACGTACTGGCCGGTGGTCCAGGCGGTCGCGGGGGTCGCGGCGATGGTTGAGGCCTGGAGCGTCGCCAGGTCGGCCGGGGCAGTGGAGCCCGAGGGTGTCCACAGGCCGGGGCTGCCAGCGGTGGCACCGGTCGCGCCGCCGGCCATCTCGCCGAGTGGCGTGATCGCGTACGTCCAGTCGTTCTGGCCGTGGATCATCGGCTTGATAGAGACGGGCATTGCGGCCATCGACTCGCCGTCGCCCATCGACTGGTTGTCGCCTCGGTAGATCTCGACGCGCGGCGCCCAGACCGCGAAGAAGTTCGCGCCGTCCTGGAAGACCGCGAGGAACGCGCACACCGTGGCGCGGCCTTCGACGGGAACCCCGAGGAGCCCGTTCGCGAGTCGCGGGGCGTTGCTGCCGTGGTAGAAGCGCAGCGAGGCGGAGTCGAACTGGTGCAGCGAGACCTTGACGGCATCGGTTCGGGCGGAGTACTTGGTGCGCAGGGCCTTGGATTGCAGGCTCCCGATCACGGTCGCCTCGCCGCCCTCGGACTCCCAGGCGAAGAACTCTTCAAGGGCCGTGTGGCCCATGTGGTTCCACGGGGCGGTGACCGCGAGCGGATCGGTCGGATAGTCGGTGCCGGTCGGGGCGGTGTAGTAGTCGCCCCGGCCGACAGACAGGATAGCGTCGTCGTTCAGCGTCATATGCAGTTGTCCGTATTCGGTTGTGGCTCAGCGGTTTCGGTGCGGCCGGATCGTCAGGGAGTAGGCCGCTTCCCATCGCCAGACGCCTTCGGGGAGGTCGGCGTACTGGACGGGCCCGGTTGCGGTGGCCCAGTCGCTCACCCGCCGGGGCGGGGAGCGGACCTCGACGCGGGTCAGGTAGCCCAGGCCGGGGGCGATGACGTTGCGCAGCCAGGCGTCGCGCAGGGCGACGCGACAGGCCTCGGCGAGGATCGCCGCGTCCCGGTCGCCGTCGGGGTCGGCAGCGAAGGTGTAAACCAGCAGGTCAGCCGAGTCGAGGAATCGCGGGTCGCCGCCGGTCTCGGAGTAGGTGAACGTGCGGCGGACCAGTACCGATGGGACGGGGTGGGGGTGGGTGATGAGGGCCTGGACCGCTACGTCGGGCATGGCTCGGCGCAGCAGGTACAGGGCGATGTCCTCGACCGGGCTCAGCTCGGCGAGGGCGGTCACGCTCGGCGGGAGTCCGGCCATCAGTTACCGCCTCTGACGCGGCCCTTGGTCGAGAGCCGGGCGCCGGTCGCCTTGTGCAAGATGTAAAGGCCGTCCATGCCGGCGTCGGTCTCGCCGGTCTCGGGATCGGTGTAGGGGTCGCGCCCGAACTCGATGCTCAGGGCCGCCATCTGGCCGCGCTCGTCGTTCAGCACCAAGTAGCGGTCGAGCTTGCCCTTGGTGACCTCGGTGTAGGCGTGGCCGTCGTGGCGGTGCTCGACCAAAAGCGCGTCCGCGTGCGCCTTGGCGGCGAACGCTACCGAGTCGAGTTCGTCTCGGACGCCGATCATCGAAGCGATGTAGCGGTCGAAGCGCGCGCCCTGCACGTTGTAGAAGAGGTTAACCATTCGTGCGCTCCCTCAGCGTGGTCGTGAAGTGCCTGGTCGCTCGGGGACCGAAGTGCCGCTTGGGCGGGAAGACCACGTCCCATTCGCGCCCGTCCCAGATCACGCGCGCCCCCGTTGTCAGGCCGGGCACGGCTTGGGAGGTGATCATCTGGACGATGTGGATGTGCCCTTGGCCGGGCACTTCCATCGGGCCGGACCGGTCGGGGATCATGGCCGCGCGCAGGCGAACCGCCTGTTCGGGATCGGGCAGGTTGAGCTTGTGGCCGCGCGCGTCGACCGTGGTCGCGATCGGCCAGACCACGACTTCGTGGCCTCGGCGGCGTTGGATCGTCGTCACCACGGCTCCCGGTCGTCGGCGAACATCGGGAAGGGTGCGCCTCCGGCGGTCGGGACGTACCCGATGGTCGGCGGCGGCTTCGTGTCCCAGGCGATGACGGGAGCGGTGCTGAACGCGACCGTGCCCGCCACGCCGCGCAGGAGCCGGATCTCGGCGCGGGTGAAGTAGACGCCGCCGCCCGAGGCGTCCTCGGTATCGGCCCACTCCACGACCTCGTCACCTGCCCGGGAGCGGAGGTAGCCGTCAGGGTTGCGCAGGTACCGGGCTACAGCAGTGACGACGAGGCCGCGCACGAGGCGGGGAGTCGTGGCCGGCGTCGACCACGACTCCCGCCCGTATTCGCGGGCCAGGTCGGAGGCTTCCTCGAGGGCGGCGTTCGCCATCGCGATTTCGCGGCTGTCGAGTGGCCAGTCAAGGCGTGCCTCTACGGCCTCGAGTTCGGCGAGGGGTTCCATAGGCGACCCCCTTCGGTCTCGTTAGGCCGGAGTGCCGATACCGGTGATCGACGCCAGCTCGTTGTCCTGCGCCGGGCTGAAGCCCTCGGCCGGGCGGCCGAGCGTGCCGTCCGGCAGCGAGTCGGTGCCGTCGAGGGTGAGGCGGATGGCGCGCACCAGGTGCTCGTGTTCGCCGACGAAGGCCTGACCGGTCGTGTCGTCGCGGCCCACCAGGACGTCGGTGACCGATCGGAATCCGGCGTACGTGTTCACGATGCTGCGGTCCTGGGTGCGGGTCGAGTCGTAGTCCCGAATCCATCGCAACGCGACGCCTTCGTGTGCGGCGGTCGCACCGAAGGGAACGGACTGCGGGGTGCTCGGGGCGCCGGTCGCGAACACGAACGCGGAGTCCACCATCGCCACGGCCTCGTTCGGGTCGAGTTCTTCCGCCACAACGAAATTGAAGCCGAACCTGCGGCCCAAGCTCGCCTCACGGAGGGCGCTCACCGCTTCGGACTCGCCGACGCTGGAGGCCAGGTTCAGCGACTCGTCGGACAGCAACGCCGCTTCCCAGTTCACACCGCACAGGACGACGTTCGAACCGGGCGGGGCGTGGAGGCCGCGCAGGGTGGAGCGGGCGCGAATGAGGCCGCGCCGCAGGCCGTTGGTCGGGATGCCCAGGCTCACCGCGTACTTCGCGGTGCGAAGCTGCTGGGTCGCCTTGAATTCCAGGCCGCGGCCCACGGCTTCGACCTGCTTGCGGAGCAGCTTGGCCCAGCCGTCGAGATCGAAGTCCGCCTGCTCATCGGTCAACTTGACGGCGCTGTAGACATCGCCGCCGAAGGTGACGGCGATCTTGCGTTCCTTGTAGCTGTCGAACTGGATCTCAGTCGACCGGTCATTTCGCCAGCCATACGTCCTAAATGGAAGGACGCCTTCGACGACGACGTTGATTGTGTCGTCTTCGGCACCACGGAATCCGTCGATGCCCTCGCGCCGGAATGTTCCGGGGACGACCAGTTCCTGTTCGAGCAGCACCGCGGCGGTGGCCGCGATGGCTTCGGGCTTGACTACGTCGTGCTCTGCCATATTCAGTTGTCCTTATTGGGTTGTCAGCGTCGGGAGCGGCGCGCTCTCTGAGCGACCGCGACGGGGTCGAAGTCGCCGGTGTCGCCGTCGGGGTCGAGCCCGCCACGCGCTTCGCCCGTGAATCCCGCCGCCGGGGCCGGGACGTACTGGGCGAGCGTCTTCGCGTGGGCCTCAAGGGCTTCGGCGTCCTGGCCTTGGAGGAGCGCGGCGAGGTCTTCGGGAAGCTGATGGCGGCGGGCGACCGCTTCGCGCAGGGTCGCGCGCTCGGCGTGCTCCTTTGCCTCGGTCAGCTCCCGCACGCGGGTCTCCAGCTCGGTTTCCTTCTCGCGCAGCCGGGTCCGGTAGGCCGCAGCGTCGCCGCGGGCCTTCTCCAGTTCCTTGCGCGCCCAGTCGGGAAGCTCGCCGGGAGCATCGCCGGCCGGGGGCGTCGGGGCGTCCGGTGTGGCGGGCTCGGTTGCGGCCGAGGGGGGTTCGGGCGGGGTGGTCTCTTCAGTTGTGGTCACTGCGCCTCCTGGACGCTCGCGGTGGGGACCGCCGCCGGGGCGGCCGGGAAGGGCGCCGTGTCCGATTGCTCGGCCGGGGCCCGATAGTTCGCTTGGATGTACTCAGCCCAGACGCGGCGCGCGGACGCGCCCGCATGGCCTTTCGTGACTCTCGGCCACAGCCGCTCGAACTCACGGTTGAGCGCGAACCGATCGGTCTGGTACGCCTCGGGGGCGAAAATCGGCACGACGACGCAACGGCAGTAGTCATGAAACTTGTTGCCGTCCGACGAGTTGGACCAGGCCGAGCGGGCGGACTTGTAGGTTGCGCCTCTCGCCATGAGCATCGCGCAGAACCCGCACGGCGAACCCGTCGAGGAGACGCGGGCGTAGCCGAGCGCCTTGTTGTCGCGGAGCATCATGCCCCAGGTCTGACCCCGGCCCGCGTTCATCGCCAGCCGGGCGACCGTCGCCGCCTGGGCGCGGCCGATGGCGGCGTGCAGGTCCTCGCGGTCGGCGTCGACCTCGCTCGCGGGCCGGTCGGTATCGATCCCGTCGAGTGCGTCGCGGGCGTGGTCGATGTGGAGTCCGGCGAGGATGCGGTCCACCTGGAACCACATCGCGGCGCGGGACGCCTCGGTCGCGGCTTCGATGCCCTCGATCCGCTCGAGCGCGATCCGCAGTTGGCTCTCGGCGCGGGCGTCGAGCGTCGGGCTCTGGCGGGTGCGCGCTTCGAATCGGTCCCGGACGGCGCCGAGCGTCGTCGTCTCCGCCGGCCACCGGTCGACCTGGACCACGGTGTTCGTCGCCAAGGCCCGAAGGAGCTGGTAGTAGACGACGGCGAGTCGGTAGGCGACGATCGCGGAGTTCTCCAAGACCGTCGCGGCCTGCTGCCGCCACGTCTGAACCGAGGCCGGTGAGTAGGAGGTGGGCATGGTGCCCCACAGCCGGAGTGCTCCGGCCGCGGCGGCGGCGCCGATCCGGGCGAGCGCGGCGTGGTAGACGCCGGTCGCCCAGTCGGCCTCTTCGATACGAGGGTCAGCCATCGGCGACCGCCGGGGCTGTCGTGGTCTGCTGGCCGAAGTCGTCGCCGGAGGCGGCGAGCATGAGCGAGGCCATGCGCCCCTCGTAGTCGGCATCGCTCGCGAGCTGGTCCCAATACCGGATCTCGGCATCGGTCACGCCCGGCACCCTCGTCCACAGGCCCCGCTTGGGAATGTCCAGGGACTCGGCGAGTTTGCCGAGGCCGTCAGCGTTCGCGGCGAGTGCTCTCGATTCCATGTCGCGCCAGACGACTTCGCGCGTGAAGTCCTCAACGTCCGCCGGTTCGTCGCCTTCGATGCGGGCGACCAGGCGGAACACGCGTTCCCAGCTCCCGGCGAAGGCGCTTTGGAATTCGGTGACCTTGCGCAGCAATGCGGTCTCGGCCGCCATCAGCGCTTCGGAACTGAGGTTGGCAATGGTGCCGAGGATATGGTGGGGCGGGGTCTGACTGACGGCCGCGAGGTGGCGCACCGACAGCTCGATGGAGTCGATAAGCCCGTTCAACGGTGAGGGCGGAAGGCTCCCGAATTTCACGTCGGAGCCTTCGGCGATCATGAGCCGCCGCGTGTTGACGTTGATCGGCAGCGGGATCTTGTTGCCGTTCGCGTCCAGGATCGGCTCGCCGGTCTCGGGGTTGCGCTTGACCGGCGGGGCCATCCCCGAGATCCAACGCACCTGAGTGGACGAATAGGTCTGCGCCACAAGCAAATCGAAAACGGTCTGGTTGATCTTGTCTTGCAGAACCATCACGGGTTCGACCACGCCGAGGGTGCGACCTTCCAGGTCGACGGCGGCGGCAAATCGAGTCACCGGACACTCCGGGGCACCGTGTCGAACCCGGCTGATGACCTTGAGGCTCTGGGCGTCCCACGGCGCGGCGAACGTCAAGTCCGAACGGAAGGCCGAATCCCACATGCGCGCCTGTCCGGGTGCGTCCGCGCTCGGCCATTTGACCACCGTCATTGCGGCGATCGGCACGATGTCGGAGGCGGGGTCGTCGTAGATCGCGGCCGTCCGCAAGGGCGAGAGCCCTCGGGTGCGCCACTTTCCGTCCTGCGCCGACTGCTCGGTGACCACGAAGGAATGGCCGTAGCTGAGTGCGCCGCGGTGGACGGGGAGCTGGCGGGCGTCCAGGCCCGAGCGCTCCCAGTGCGACCACTCGACCTCGGCCGGCTCCGCGGTCGCGGCCCGGTCCGGGTCGGTGCTCGAACGCACCCGCCGAACTGAGTCCACGTAGAGCATCTGAGCTGGCGTCGACACGATAAGCGGCAACCAGTTCGACACGGCGCGCTTCGCAAGCAGCTTGTACTCGGCGTCGGCCAAGGCGGGCATGTACGGGTCATCGTGTTTGCCGTGCAAGTATCGGTCGATGCGTTCGAGGCGGGGCCGGTCTCGCCGGAGGATGCCGAGCAACGTTCTCGCATGGTTCTGCCGCTGTCGTCGCGCCACGAGCACCACCACCTATGAAGTTTTCATTTGAGCTAGGCTCTATATATGTCGGTTACCAAGTATTCGGCGATGTCGCTTTATCTCGTACTCGCTAGCCGCGGGGAAACGCTGTCCACCGCGACCGGATTCGCTGTGATCCATGATGGGGTCCCGCATCTGCTCACGAATCGTCATAATTTGAGCGGTCGTCGTACTGATACAAATCAGCCGATGAGCCCCACCGGAGCGCTTCCCGTTGATGTTGCGATTGTTCACGTCGCTAGTACAGATCCCGTCAATTGGGATCTTAGAGTCGAACCGCTCTACGACGATGAGGAACGGCCACTTTGGCGCGAACATCCGAGTAGCAGAGATATCGATATTGCCGCTCTACCGTTGACCAATCTTTCCGGAGTAGAAGTCTTGCCATACAGCCTTGAGCCAGGGCAACATACTCCATTCGTTTCAGTGGCTGCTGAAGTAAGCGTCATTGGCTTCCCCTTCGCCACCCGAGCTTCTGGATTCTTTGGCATTTGGACACGCGGTACCGTTGCATCCGAGATGGAGCTGGATTTTGAAGAAAAGCCTTGCTTCCTGATCGATAGCCGAACGCGACCGGGCCAGTCGGGCTCTCCCGTAATTCATTATTCGCCTGGAGGACCGGTGCTCACTACTGAAGGAACGATCCTCGGCCTCGGCGAACAGGCAACGCTCATGGGCATCTACTCCGGCCGTATCAATAACGAGAGCGACCTCGGCAAGGTATGGAAGGTTAGCGCGATCAGGGAGGTCCTTGAAAACGGGCGGAGGCCCGAGCACAACGACCTCTGATGAATACGATCGCGAACTGAGGATCTCTACAACCCTACCGTTTAGTGTGGGTCGCAGGAAAACTCATTACAGGAAGAACCCCTCCGTGTTCCGTGCAGCGGCAGCGGAGCGAATTCGTATATCGCATAGCGCCTCGTGCGCCAGGAGCAGAGCCGCGTAGGCGTCGACTTTGCGCGGTGACTCCCGGGTCTCCTTGCCGAAGCTGACGCCGTGTCGGTTGACACGACGCTTCGCATTGAGCATATGGCGGCGCATGATCAGGTCCCCGTCAATGAAAACTCGCTGGCGGCGGACGGCGTCGATGAGCCGTTCGTGGGCCAGGGTCGAGCGTTTCAAGCTGCCTCTCATGTCCCAGGCGATGGGGTTGCGCCCCGGCGCGGCGATCGTGAGCCGCTTCCCGTAGGCCACGGCCCACGCCTGGAGGTGCGATTCCCACAGCGCCACGTCAGCATAGAAGCCCTTGACGTTGAAGAGCTTGAAAGCGTCGTGGACTTCGGAGTCGACGGCGGCGCGGTCGATCTCCCAGCCTTTGCCGGCCGGGCCGTCCGGCTTCTGCCAGTACCCGAGGACGAACGCCGTCGCGTCCGATACGCGAAGAGCGACAAGGCAAGTGCCGTCGTCGGTAGTGCCACCGTCGAAGCCCAGGACGATCTCGTCGCCGGGGCTCAGTGTGGTCTCGCGGACGATCGCGGCGATGTCGGCCGGGCCGTATACGGCGTCGTCGTCGGCGGTGACCATGTTGAGCCACATCCGCCTGCTGCGTGCGACCGAGACCGTGAGGTTCATGACCGATGCGATGATCGCGCTGATGTCGAGCCACACGGCGTCGCCGCGGATCTGCGGCAGCACCAGGCGCAGCGCCGCCTCAGTGAGCGGCGTGCGGGCGTCGGCCTCAATCGAGTCGTACATGACCCCGGTGTCGACGGCGCGGCCCTCGCGCATGGCGTTGTATGCCTCGCGCATCAATTCGGCCACGCTCGCCTCACCGGGCAAGTGCGCGTTGGTGATCGCCATATACCTGGAGGCGGTCTTGGTGGTGTTGTTGTCGATGACCTCGAACATCTGGGGGCCGTTCACGCCCTGCACCCAGTGGTGCGTTTCGTTGAGCAGCACGAACGTCGCGCGGCCGCCTTCGAGAGCCCTATAGCTCGCGGTGACTGCCTCAAGCCGGACCCGGCCGCCGCGGGCGCGGATCAACTCCGCGCCCGGCTTGATTCCGTAGTGCTCGATAAAGCGGTCGCTCATCAAGGCCGGGAACAGGGTCATGGTGTTCCGGGTCTGGTCCTTCGAGACGGCCGCGACCTGGACCCAGGCGTTCGGATGCGGAGCGCCGACCGGTTCGCCGCCGGCCCAGCCCTTGAAGCGGGAAGGGCCGAGCATTTCGACCAGGGCGAGCACAGCGCCGAAGGGGTCCTTTCCCCAGCCCTTCAACCTCTGGATGACCGAGGATCGGTAGATGAACTTGCCGGTCTCATCGATGGCGTACCACCACAAGAGCAGCCGCAACTGTTCGTCGGTGAAGTTCCAAGAGCCGTCGCCGTCAACGGCGTTCAGCCATTCGGAGCACCAACCGGCGATCTGCCAGCCGAGCGTCCACCTGGGGAGCACCCAGTTCCCGTCCTCGTCGGTCTGCCATGAGGGACCGAGGTATTCGGGCCTGAGTTCGGAGAGGTCGATGTCGTATTCAGTTGTCGAGGGTTCCAGTCCGCACACCTCCAATCAGCGCGCGGACCGGAACGCCTCACCCCACCCCGAGTCGGCGCTTGTACTCCGCAATCGCGGTCACCGACGCCGACTCGCCTGACGGCTCCGGCGCTCGAAGTTCCACCCTCACCCGGCGTCGATCGCCTTCGGTGAGCAGAAGAGTGGACATCGCCGAATAGATGGCCGTCAACATCTGCCCGCTTCTCTTGGAAGCGCGCTTGTAGTAGGAAACGTCATCGCACAGCGAATACGCGATGGCCCAGTCGCTCGACTGGTAGAAGTCGGACTGCCCCGAGGTGCGAAGCGAGTCCCAGAGTTGCCGGGCGATCGGGTGCCAGTCGGGGTCCGCCTCGGGGATGACCGCCGGGCGCATCTCGCCGACCGTCACGTCCTGGACCTCGCCGCCCTTGCGGGAGCGAGGCCGGGCGAGATCATCGTCCCGGTTCGGGACGGGTCCTCTCTGGCCCAAGGCGATCACCCCCTAGCGGTGCGGCTACAGGCAACCGCCGGTCATCAAATGGGCAGCGAGCCAGATCAAGAAAGCCAAGAGGGCAACCCGCCGCAACTGCACGTGCCAGCTCATCGGCGGCCGGATCAGGTTCCCCGCAGGGTCCTTCTTCCCGATCCCGAACCAGGCCCAAATCTGCTCCGAGAGGGTGTCGCCGTAGCGCTTCCGCGCAAGTGCAATCCCCTCCATCAGCAGGAACAGGCCGATCCATGAGGCCCACAGCCATCCCCACACCCCCATGCGATCACTCCCTGATGAGGCCCGGATGGGCCTCAGTGCGTTTGAACCGAGCCTGTAGCCGTTGGCGATTCCGCTGCGCCGCGGCGGCGCCTTCGGCGCTGCTCTTCCGGCGGTGGTGCCACCAGCACAGGCTGGTCAAGTTCTCGTCCCGGTGATCGTCACCGGGCTTGATGTGGTCGACGTCGGTCGCGCGCTCGGCGCAGCGTTCCCCGTACGTCGACCGGGCCGTGCAGCGGTGGCCGTCACGGCGCAGGATGCGGGCTCGTCGGACCGGCCAGTCGGGCGGCAGCCGGCCGCGCCGGTCGGAGCCGGACCAGGAGGGCATGAAGCACCTCCCGGATACGGCGAAGCCGCTCGCGCCAGGCCGTTCGGCGGCGGCGGAGCGGTGGTCAGGTCGTATCGATAAGCGATATCGATACGCGAAGAGGCCCCGCCGCGAAGCGGGGCCTCGATCGCCTTTATGACGATCGGCTATCAACTTGGCCTTAGCCGATCGTGTTTATGTTTGCCGTAGTCGATCCCGCCGCCGCGAAGCGGCGGGATCGGTTCGGCGAAAGTCTTCGATTTCGTCTTTCTCTTTAATCATAGGGGCGGTGTCAAGGCTCAAATCCGCACGATGCGGACATTACACGCCGCGTTGTTACTAGCTTCACCGCTTGCGATTTCGTCAATGAATACGAAGGAAGAAACGGGAGCACCTAACGATTATCGATAAGCGAAAGTATAAGGCGATAGGCGTTCGGATTTCGAGGCTCCGCCGCTTCGCGGCGGCGGAGCCGCTTTCGGCGTTCGACGATCGTCTATTGGTTTAAGAGCGTATGGAGCGATCGGCGAAGCGCCAAGCGTTTGAGGCTAGCGTCTCGCCGCCGCTCGCGAACACCCTGATCGCTCGTCCCTCGCTCCCGCCACTGCTCTCGGCGAAACCGAGCCCACCGTTATAGATCAGTGATCAATGGCGAAGGGCGATGGCGGCAGGCTCCCGGCCTGCCCGCCGGACGGATCTCGTTGCAGCTCAAGGGCAAAGAGTGAGCCCGCCCGCACAAGGCGGGACGGGCTCGGTAAGGTTCGAACTGGCTAAAGTATCAAAACCTTAGGTGTCACGGTACCAGCGAAACCGTGCGGGGAGTGTGCCGGGAACCCTCGTTATGGCGCAGGAGACGTGTCGCGAACTCCTCATCAAACGCCACGGTCGCGGGTCCGTTCCCTCAGAAGGTCCATACCCGTTTACTGGAGCAGGCAGCCGAGAGGCGTTGCCCCCCATTGCGCGAGCTGCGGGGGTAGACCACGGCAGGCCCACCCTCCCGGGCGCAGAGCCCGGGGCAGTCCAGGAAGCCCACGAGGAAACCCCCGATCCGGGAGGACACGACCGTGCTGGGCTGCCGAGAGCTGTCTGCACACCCCGCCCTGACGAGCGATTAGTACCGCTCGTGGCGTAAGCGACCGACCAAACGACCGACGGCCGACGGGAAGCAATCCCCGAGCTACGCCCCCACCCCCTGTGAAGGACCCAACCCTCAGCCTCATCGGCTGGGGGTTCTTTGTCGTGGTCCTGAACAGGGGGCGGGGCTCTCTCCCACTCCCTCAAGCCTCAAAGAAGCCTCGAACGAAAGGACTCCGGAACCACATTCCCTGGTCAACACCACATTCGAACTGGCTAAAGAAAAGAACGGACCTCAGCATGAAACCCCATGTCCGCCGCAGGACCCAGGTCATCACGACCGCCATCGTCGCCGCCTTCTGCGCGGCGGCGTCCTTCACCCACATCACCGAACTCGCCCACCGGCACGGCCAAGACGAATGGATCGCGCTCGGCTACCCGCTCGCGGTCGACGGAATGCTGCTCGTCGGCTCGCTCAACCTCGCCAACGGCAAACGCGGCTGGCGCCCAGTCCTCGCCTTCATAGTCGGAGTCTGCTCCTCGCTCGCGGCGAACGTCCTCGTCGCCCCGCCCGACCTTCTCTCGCAGATCATCTCCGCGTTCCCTGCGGTCTCATTGTTGATCACGGTCGAGGTGATCATCCACAACGACGACGAGGCACCGGCCGGCGGCCACGCAAGCCCGGCCGGGCCCGATGTGGTCATGGCCGCCCCCGCCACGCCCGTGACCGCAGCGGCGGCCACCAATGCCGAAACGACGGTCATCGCCCATGGCGGCCGCGAAGTCGAAGCGGCCATGAACGAGGTCGCGAGCGGCCACGAACCGGGCGCGGCCACCGTCGAGAAAGCGCCTCACCAGACTGCGGCCACGGGCACCGCTGAGCCCGTCGACCGAGAGCAGTCCACCGAGGCGGGAGACGGAGCGAAGACCCAGACGACGAAGAGGATGGCCGCTCGCTGCCACCCGGCGAACGGAACCGATGAGGGGCTGGCCGCCGCCGCCGCTGAGTTCCTTGCGGCCCACCCGAAGGCGACGGGCGCCGAGGTCGCGAAGGCCATCGGCCGCTCGGTGCGAACCGGCCGCCGATACCGGGTCGTTGGGCTCGAGCTGCTGGCCGCTCGGAACGGCCACGGCCACGAAGCAGCGGCCACGTACACGACCGACCTGGCCGAGGACCTTGCCGAAGTCGTGACCGGCCACGCCGAGGACATGGCCGAGTTCGGGCACGACCTCATCGAGAACTTCGCGGACATGGCCGCCGTGGGCTAAGGGCCGCAAGCAAGGCATGGCCGCTCCGGCGCGGCCGGGCGGCAATCGATCTCGCAGGCCTTCAGCGCAAGGTCGTGAGCCCCAACGGCTGTCGGCCAAATCAGCTAGACTGGAACTTCGCTCTGCGGTGGGACCTGGCAAACGTTTCAGTCGACAGAACGAGGTACAAAATGGCCTACATGCTCGTGGCTCTTGCCACGCTCCTCCTGGTCGGGACGATCGTTGCCATCACCGTAGCGATCACCCTTCTGAGTATGAGCCGGAGGCGAGAGGACAGCTAGCAGGCAAGAGCTTCGGCCCCCACTCACTGAGTGGGGGCCAGTTCTATGGGACCGCTCGACGTGTCAATGCGTGCGCGCGAGCTGGACCGCAGAATCTAGCTGGTACGAAGCATATTCGCGACGTCGGCCACTCGGGTGTGCAAGAGTTCTACTCGTCTCAGCTCATCGGCCGTCTTAGCTCTGAGGAACCTTCCTATGTCCGAGACCTCACGCGATGCACGCTGCAAGGGCCGATTACGTTCTCCTACAAGTCCGATCTTCTCCTTCGGGCCACGTGATCGGGCCGCCTTGTTGAACTCCTCCTTTCCGTTGTCCGATCCGTGCGCATGGAGATTCCGGAGTTTTTTCAGGTACCACAGCAGGGACGAGGCTTCAGTGTTTGAAGCGATGGCGTTGACGCGGGCTCGGTGGGCGGCTCCAAGATGGCTATCGGCGTGCTTCTTCCAGGCCGTGACGTCTTCAAACGTTACATTCAGACCCTTCCGGTCAAGCATCGTAACGATTTGCGCGACCGTAGGGTTCTTCGGAATCGTAAGCGCACCCGGCGTGAACGACTCGATAACAGTTTTCGCCCACTTATCCACTACAGCCTCCCCAAGTCGGCCTTTCATCTTGTCAACGAAGGCGGTTGGATCACGGGAGATTGCAGCCAGATACCAATCGGCCTGGAATGTTTCCCAGAGCACGCCGAGCCGAAAAGCGGCATCCTCTGCCACCCCCTTGCGGATCGGGTTATCCTCCCCCGCTGCTTCGAGGGCGGCTTCGAGTCGCCTATATCGATCAAGGGACAGTCGAATGTCCGAAAGGAACAATTCGAGGTTTCTGTTAGGGTCGGCCCTGCGCCCTCCCATGCCTATCTCCTTCAATAGTCAACGACGTGCCCCCATGAAAGTTGAGGCTACACCGGGTGGCGGCGCAATCGACTCTGAAACTGTGGCAAAGTCCTGGCTGCTACGACGCGGCGGTACAAAGTCGCGTCGCTGGGGGTCCACCCCCCACCCCTCCGGCCTTGTGAGCTGGTACAGGACGACTCGCGATGCCTTTGACCTGCGCCGATAGGCCGGGAGTCGGGGCGAGTGATTATCGATGGCAGCCGGTGAGCTGCGCCTATGGTGCGCTAGCCTCGATTCGTCTGTGTCCTGTGTGGTTCGAGTGTCGGTCTGGGTTATCCCGGTTTGTCCGCGACCGTGTGCGGTGGTGCCGGGCCGCGGTGTCGTGGCGGTGGACGCCAGGCGGTGTCGCT